TCTTAACAGCAATAACCTTGAAGTCGATGATACAGGTAATACCTTCGCTGGTGTTCTTAATGGTCGCATTCGCGTCTATATCGATCCCTATGCTGCTGGTAACTATCTGACTGTTGGTTATAAGGGTGCTTCAGCATTTGATGCTGGTCTGTTCTACTGCCCATATGTTCCATTACAGATGGTTCGTGCAGTTGGTCAGGATACCTTTCAACCGAAAATCGGCTTCAAAACCAGATACGGGGTCGTCGCCAATCCATTCGCTTTTGGCGCTAACCCCAATGGTTACACTCCCGGTCAGTTGATCCAGAGCACTAACCTATATTATCGCAGAACTCTTGTCAACAACATCCTTTAATTGTTGCTGATTATTATGTAGTTTGAAAATAGAGGAGTAGGGAAACTTACTCCTCTATTTTTATGAATAATATGTAAACTTACATTGACCACAATCATATATGATTCTATATTTGTTGTCAATCATATTATCAAACTCGCTTTTAGATTCATCATACCCAGAACCTAATAATTTCGATAGTTTATTCTTCTGTGTATTAAAGCGATTAATTCTTATTTTTTTATCAGTCCAAAAATATCCAATATCAGTATATTTCTCAAATATAAACCCATGATATGCTTCTTTATTTGAATATCTTCTATCGGCATAAGAAACAAGATCTATATTAATGAACTTAAGTAGTTTTGTCAACCCTCCCACAACCACAGTATCTTTAATTGTGCAGAGACGCAATAATTCTATCTTATCTTTTTCAAACCTAGATTTACCAATAGTCATCAATTGAGCTAATTCTCCATTATGATATAATCCATAATGTTTTCCAGCAACAAATCCCTGAAGATGATTATTATTCAAAAATTCCTTGGCCTCTAGACTAGATACCGACATTATATTTGTTTTTCGGGCATGAATTTTATTATTACAAATTCCCAATTTAACTTTGATAATTGATTTCCAAATATCTCGCTTCAATATCCATTCGTCCTCAAATATCCTCAATAATTGTAATCCTTGATCTTCACATTCTATAGACTTTTGTAATGATTTCTTTCGTTCTTTTACCGAAACTCTCATATCATATGAATGCCAATAAAGGCCATCAATTTCTATACAAATATTCTTAGATGGAATATGAATGTCAACTTCTTTTCTACCTAGAATTTTATCATTGCGTTCATGATAAACACCCAAATCAGTTAGAAATCTAGACAGTTCAACCTCATATAATGAATAATTTGATGTTTGTTTTATCTTAAATCCATGAGATTTACAATATGATATTACTGTACCATAATATACCCCCAATTCGTCTGCAATATCTACTGCAGTTCTATTGTTGATAATATACTCATTATACATCCATTTCTTATCTGTAAGTTTTTCTTGTGTATCAACACTTAAATGATAATTCGTTCTTGTGATAGATAAAATTTTCTTTATTTCTGGTCTTTGAGAATTATATTCATATCCATATTTGTCAAGCATAGTTTGTTTGCGCATTTCATTGGCAGCAATCGCATCCCTTTTAGAATAATGATCGTCAGATCTAACTTTAGTAGAACATCCTATGGAACAAAACCGCCTAAATTCAATACCAGCAACATCTTTATTTCTAAACGTATATTCACCACATACTTCACAAGTTGGTGCTTCTGTTATACCAACAACCATACATTGAATTTTGAATGATAAATTGTGAACTTCTGTGTTAAACCCATATCCATAGTTCACCACCACATCAAGCAAATTATGCTTAATAAGATATTTTTCAGAAGTTCTCTTCGCAGGGATCTTACCGTTTACCATAAATAATTCTTTATAATTCATATCATATCTTTCTATGCTGGTTTATATTACATAGTATATAGAGTCATATAATCAGTGTCAACATATAAATCATAAATACTCCAATGAATATCGGAGAAAACCATGAATGCACTCACAAACAATCCCGGAAATCTGAATTTTCTAGGTCAAGTTGGTTTCAGTTTTAAGATCGGAAGATCACCAAATTTTAACTATTTCATTCAGAAAGTGGATTTTCCCGGCGTAACTCTTACTCCTGCTGAAATGCCAAATCCATTCGTGAAAACTCCGCTTCCCGGAGATCATCTGGATTATGATGACCTAAATATTACTTTCAAACTTGATGAAAATTTAAATGGATATTTTGAATTGTATGATTGGATTAAAGCATTAGGTAAGCCTGAAAATTTCAACGAATCTAAAGTCATATATACTACACCAAGATATGATAAAAATGCAATTTATTCAGATGCTACTTTAGTCATTCTTGATGGAAATATGAATCCGAATATTTCAATTCAGTTTTATGATGTTCTTCCAGTATATCTATCTGGGTTTACATTAGAGACAGATGCTAAGGATATTCAATTTATTACTGCCAGTATGAAATTGGCATATAGAAGTTATGATTATGTTTATGTTAATGGGGAAACAAATAATCCCTATGATGTTTGATATGAGAAAGGTTTATAATGACGCTCGACGAAATCTTCGAAAATTGGTCAAAAGACTCTATTATTGATAAAAATGCACTTGATAATGAATCTTTAGAAATTCCAAAAATCCACTCAAAATATCTAAAGTTCTTTGCCGTAGAGAGATTGACTCTCCAGCGTCTTGAACAAGAATACAAGATATTATTTAAGACAAAGACAGAATATTTTGCTGGTACTTTGGATCTAGATACGATTAAGGAAAATGGATGGGAACCTAATCAGAAGATGATTCTGAAAGGGGATATTGGTATGCATATTGACGCCGATCCTCAAATTCAGAAATTGTCTCTGAAAATTGGTCTCCAGAAAGAGAAGATAAGTACTCTAGATTCTATTCTAAAGTCTTTAGCCAATCGCGGTTTCCAGATAAAAAATTCAATTGATTTTACCAAAATGATGAATGGATTGATATGAGTGATATTCACCTTAAACATTTTAATGAAGTTCATGCCAGAGTAGAATGCGAAGCTGGCCTCTTGATGGAGTTGTCTGATTATCTAACATTCAAAGCAGAAAACTACAAGTTTCATCCAAAATTTAAAGCGCGTTTGTGGGACGGAAATATATCACTTGTAGGAAGAATGAATAGGCTAGTATATAAAGGTCTGGCACAAAGAATAAAAAAATTCTGTGATGAACGAGAGTATTCGTTTTCCTTTGATGATGAGTTTCTATATGAGAATGTTTCCGAACATGAAGTTCTTGATTTTATCAAGACACTAAAACTTCCATTTGAGCCTAGAGATTATCAGATCGATGCTGTTATTAAATGTCTCAGAAGTAATAGAAGAACTCTAGTTAGTCCGACTTCAAGCGGAAAAAGTCTTATTGCATATATTATTACTCAATGGTATAAAAACAAGACTTTAATTATTGTACCAACAATAAATCTGGTGTCTCAGTTGAAATCTGATTTTGAATCTTATGGATATAAAGGCGTTATTCATACATCATTAGATGGAATTTCTAAAGATAATAATATTCCAGCAGATTTATCAATATCAACTTGGCAATCGCTTGAGCATGGCAAACGAGGAATGTCTGCCGAATGGTATGATCAGTTTGATTTAGTTATTGGAGATGAAGTCCACACTTTTAAAGCAACCAGTCTCATAAAAATTCTTGGTAATATGAAAAATACCAAATATAGATTTGGCATGACCGGAACTTTAGATGGGCATCCATTAAATGAAGCCACAATTGAAGGATTGTTTGGAGCTAAGTATAAAACAACAACCACCAAAGAATTAATGAATCGTGGAGATGTAACTAAACTCAAAATCAAATGCATAGTTCTGAAATATCCAGATGAAATTTGTAAGGAATATTCAAAAGGTATATACGATCCTATTACAAAAAAATATAGGAAAAAGACTTATCAAGAAGAAATAGATTTCATCACATCATATCAACCAAGAACCAACTTTATTAAAAATCTAACTCTGTCACTTAAAGGCAATAAACTAGTATTCTTCAGAATGAAAGAACATGGTAAGGATCTTTATGATGCTATAAGTAGTGATACAAAGCATAATGTATTCTATGTTGATGGTGATGTAAAAGGATCTGATAGAGAAAAGATTCGTCATGCTATTGAAGATATACATTATAATATAACTTTACATTTCAATGATGTGAGTAAAACATTCCCGTCAGGAACAAAGGTAT